ATTTTAAAGATGGTTTGCTAGACTTGATTGAAACTGAAATAAGAATACGAAGAAATTTAAAAGGTGAAAACATTGATGAATATCTTGGTATTAAGGAGGCAGAATGAGCGCAATAGATCCTAATTCAGAATTCATGATTGAACTAAGTGACGCTTGGGCAAGACACTTTTCTCACAACTATAATGCAATGCCAGGTCAGAAGTTATTTTATAAGTTCGCCAGGTATTTGCGTTATGAGTTTGATGATGCAGATATAATCAAGGAGATCGACACAGTGATACCTAATCACTTCCCCGATTTTCTAGATTATTTAGTAGGACGATAAATAAAACTTGACATTGTTTAAGATTTATGCTATCGTATTTTTGATTAATTGATAAGGAGACTATGCTTATGGCAACAGTAACTGGTACAGCTTATTGGGCTTCTGTGCTTACGCCCAACACTAAGTTTGAACCTGTCTATTCAGTAGACTTGGTTATAGATCAAGATACTGCTGAAAAGTTTGCTTCAAAAGGTGTACCCATCAAGCAAATGGATGAAGGCCCTGCAATCGTTATTAAGCGAAAGGTTAATAAACCTAAAGGAGGTACTAGACTAGCACCTACTTTGGTGGATCGCAGAGCAAGACCACTCAATGCTATGGTAGGAAACGGCTCGAAAGTTAAGGTGCAGTATGAACCTTTTGCATGGGAGTATGCAGGTAAAACTGGAGTGTCGTTAGACTTCATAGGAATGCAGGTTCTTGAGCTTGTTGAGTACAGTTCTAAGTCTAAGAACGAATTAGAGTTCGAGGATGAAGGAGTTGAAGAAGAGGAGCTTGAAGAGCTATGACTGAAGAAAGTAATGAAACCGCAAGAGCAGTCTATCGTAATGCAGAAATTGATTACGATGTGTCTAAGCTAAATGCTGAAGCTCAACAAGCGTTCATGTTGCTGGCACAACTTCAACAGGGCGAGTTAAGGGAAGCTGAAATAAAATTAAATATTTTAAGAGCAGCTCAAGCCCAATTTAACTCTATAATTCAGGGCAATCTTAGTGATGAGGCTAAGATGACTGAGCCAGCACCTGTCACACTAGAGGGCGAAAGCCAGGAGGATAGTTAGTTATAGGGGCTTCGGCCCCTTTTCTTTTTGACATACGGAGAAATAAATGTCATTTAAAAAGTTACATCAACCATGCCCTGAGTGTGGTTCAAGTGACGCTGTTAGTATCAACGAAGATAATTCTGGTTGGTGCTTCAGTTGCTTAACTCGTATTCCAGACTACTACAACACAGTTGAGGAGCCTGTAATTGAATTTTCTAAATACAAAAATAACATTATGATTGACTCTAATGCTACTTTTAATATGCTAAGTGATAGGGGAATCTCTCTAGAGACTGCTTTAAAATTTGGAGTTAAAAGTACACTGGATCAAAACTCTAATGTTATAAAACATTTCTATCCCTACTATAACGAAACTGAAATCAGTGGTTATAAAATCAGGGAACCCGATAAATCTTTTTCATGGCAAGGCAATCCACAAGATTCTGGATTGTTTGGCGAACACCTATTCCAAAGCGGAGGTAAGTACATTACTTTAGTAGAGGGCGAGTGTGATGCTATGGCTGCTTATGAACTGCTAGGTTCTAAGTGGCCTGTGGTTTCTATTAAGAATGGTGCAGGTGGTGCTGAAAAAGATGCTAAGAGCAGTTTAGAATTTCTTGAGAAGTTCGAGACTGTAGTTATTAATTTTGATAACGATAAACCCGGACGCGAAGCAGCTAAACGTGTTGCAATGTTACTAACTCCAGGCAAAGCTAAAATATTAAATCTTCCAGAAGGAATGAAAGATCCTAATGATATGCTTAAATCAGGGAGCTTTAACGAGTATAACACTGTTTGGTGGGCCTCTAAGGTCTATACACCTTCAGGGATTGTTAATGTATCTGACATGGAAGAAGAATACTTTAACCGTGAAAAGCAAGAATCAGTTCCATATCCTTGGGAAGGACTCAACGATAAGCTTTATGGGTTGCGGATGGGTGAGCTTGTGACTTTAACTGGCGGTACTGGACTAGGTAAGTCTAGTATTACTAGAGAGTTAGAGTACTGGTTAATTAAAAATACAACAGATAACGTAGGTATTTTAGCTCTTGAAGAAAAGAAAACTCGCACTGTAGATGCTTTGGTTTCTATCGAAGCTAATACAAAACTATATATCGAGCAGATCAGGGAAGAGTATCCTCAAGAAAAATGGCGTGAACACTATAACACTTTGTTTAAAGGTGTCGCTCAAAATAGACTTTGGATTTACTCACACCTTGGTCAACATGATGTAGAAGAAATCTTTTCTAAATTAAGATACCTAATTATAGGATGTGATTGTAAATGGATCATCGTAGATCACTTGCACATGCTAGTGTCTTCACTTGCTATTGCAGATGAAAGAAGAGCCATAGATAATATCATGACTAGACTTAGATCTCTTGTTGAAGAAACAGGATGCGGTATGATTTTGGTATCTCACCTTAGAAAGATTGAAGGTAACAGAGGCCATGAGGATGGTGCTGAAGTTAACATAAGTCACATGAGAGGAAGCCAATCTATTGGACAACTCTCTGACTGTGTACTATCCTTGACCAGGAATCCTAGATCTATAGATCCGACTATCGCAAACACTACAAAGATAGATGTTCTTAAATCTAGATATACTGGAGATGTGGGCCGCGCTACTCACTTGCTTTATAATAAAGATACAGGACGATTAGCAGAAGTACCTATCGAATTTACTGACTTAGATGAAGGAGTCCCATTTTGAAATCAATAGTATTTGATATAGAAACAGATGACGTTAAAGCCACAAAGGTTTGGTGCATCATTGGGTTAGATGTAGAAACTCAACAGATACATACCTTCAGACCTGACCAGCTTGAAGAAGGCGTTAAATTTTTAGAAGGCTACGATAAGTTAATAGGTCATAACATTATAGGATTTGATATTCCTGTACTGCAAAACTTATTAAACGCTAAGTTAAATTCTAAAAAGATCGTAGATACTTTAGTATTATCCAGGCTTTTTAATCCTGTTCGTGAAGGAGGACATGGCTTAGAAGCTTGGGGCTATCGATTAGGGTATCATAAAATTGAGTTTGATAGTTACACAGAATTTTCAGAAGACATGATTACTTACTGCGAAAGAGATGTGCGACTAAATTATTTAGTGTACAACAAACTGAAAGAAGAGAGTGCAGGGTTTTCTATGGACTCTGTAAACATTGAACACAAGGTAGCAGATATTATTAATCGTCAAAGACTGAAAGGGTTTTACTTTGATGACCATAAAGCTACTGCTTTGTTAGATCAGCTTAATAAACGAATGAACGAAGTAAAACAAGAAGTACAGGAAGTGTTAGGGGATCGTGAAACTTCTATCAAAATCTATCCTAAACTAACTAAAACTGGTAGACTTTCTAAAATGGGAGTAACTGAACAAGGTAATAATATTCGTCTTGCTGAACAAGAATATGTTGCTTTGAAGTGGCAACAAGATACAGCAGATAAATGTAATCCTGTTATTAGAATAGAAACAGAAGAGTTTAATTTAGGATCACGGAAGCAAATAGGTGATAGACTACAAGAACTAGGGTGGAGACCTAATAAGTTTACTCCTACTGGTCAGCCTATGGTAGATGAATCTATATTAAAGAACATTCAAATACACGAAGCGCAGTTAATAGCTGAGTATTTAATGCTACAGAAGCGTATAGCTCAGATAACTTCTTGGTTAAAAGAATTGCAAACAGATGGTAGAATACATGGATTCGTTAACCATAATGGTACAATCACATCTAGGATGACACATAGATCTCCTAACGCTGCTCAAATACCTAGTGTTAGTTCAGAGTATGGTAAAGAGTGTAGAGAGATCTGGACTGTACCGCCTGGATATAAACTAACAGGTGCAGACGCTAGTTCTTTAGAGCTTCGTTGTCTAGCACACTATATGAATGATGAGGATTTTACTAATGAAATACTCCACGGAGACATACACACCACTAATCAACATCTTGCAGGATTGGAATCAAGAAATAAGGCGAAGACTTTCATCTATGCCCTTTGTTTCGGAGCTGGAGACAAAAAGTTGTCAACAATTCTTGGAGGAGACACAAAACATGCTAAAGCAGTTAGACAACGCTTCTTTGATAATCTCCCATCATTCAAATCTCTTAAAGATAGAGTTACAAGAGCAGCAACAAAGGGATATATTAAAGGATTAGATGGACGTAGAGTATTTATACGCTCTGAACATGCTGCTTTGAATACGTTATTGCAGAGTGCAGGTGCTATTATCATGAAGAAAGCTTTAATTATTCTAGATAAACGCATACATAACTTTGATGCTCATGTAGTTGCTAACGTCCACGATGAATGGCAGATAGAGGTGAGGGAAGACCAAGCTCACACTGTCGGTGAGATAGCTGTTGAAGCTATACGTCAAGCAGGTATTGATCTTAATTTAAATTGTCCTTTAGATGGAGAATATAATGTCGGAAGTAATTGGGCCGAAACTCACTAAAATTAACCCCAAAACAAATAAGCCTTATTATTATAAAGATAATCCTGAAGCTGTTAAAGCTAGGGATTCTAAAAGAATGTATGTTAATGGTAAAGAAGTATCAAAGAAACATCCTTTGTATAAACCTGGAAAATATAAAGGTTTTACTGACGCAGCGTTTAGTTCACTACAAAACTATGCAGAAGCTAAAGAAGGACAAGTATATATCATATGCAATCCATCCTTTCGTAATTGGTGTAAAGTAGGCATGGCTGTAGATGCAGAAGATAGATTAAAACAATATCAAACGTCTTCACCTCACAGAGATTACGAGTTAGTTAAATGTTATAACACTTCTAATAGAAGGGAAACAGAAACAAAAGCTCATGCAGAACTAGAAAAACATTACAAACGTAAAGGTGAATGGTTTATGTGTACTGGTTATAATGCTCAAAAAATTTTAGATGCAATGCTTGAAACAGAAGGAGAACAACTTGGCTTATTCTAAAGACTTAGAAGACTTGGTAGACGATATATACGAGAGCTTAGCTCCGCTATCTGAAAACAAACCTATTAAATTAACTGATGAAGTTATAGACGATACCGTTGAAGCACTCAGGGAAGCTTTAGTGCATTGGGCCAGGCCTTCTGAACGTAATAGAAACTTTGCTATTCGTATGTCGAATGTAGGTAGACCTGCTAGACAGTTATGGTATGAAAAGAATATACCTAACGAAAACATAATGAGTGCTTCTAATCAAATACGTTTTTTGTACGGTCATATCTTAGAAGCAGTTTTAATTATGCTTGTTAAACTATCAGGTCACAAAGTAACTGATGAGCAGAAAGAAGTTGAAGTAGAAGGTATTAAAGGACATATAGATTGTAAGATTGATGGCGAAGTGGTCGATATTAAGACTGCATCTAGGTTATCTTTTAATAAATTCCAAGCTGGTAAATTACCAGAAGATGATCCTTTTGGATATATCGATCAACTATCTTCTTATGAAGAAGCTGAAGGCACAGATGATGGAGGCTTTTTAGTTATTAATAAAGAAACAGGAGAGCTTTGTTTTTATCAACCAGGTTTTGTTTATAAATCACATATGCCTGATAAAATAAATGACTTGAAAAGTAAAATGGAACTTGACTCTCCTCCTGAATTGTGCTATCTTCCAGTACCAGAGGGCGTGAAAGGTAACATGAAACTCCCTCGTCCCTGCCAGTATTGTCAATTTAAATTTGAATGTCACAAAGATTCTAATGATGGTAAAGGTCTTCGAGTATTCCAGTATGCTAGAGGCCCTATGTACTTTACTAACATTGAGTCAGAACCTAAAGTGGAAGAAATAACATGAACTCAAAACTAATGAAGAAAATATCTTTTAAATCTGATGTGCTATTATTAGAGTGGCTAGAAAGTTTACTAAGTTCAGAAGAAGCAGATCAAGTTACAATCAATAATTTTAAAACTTTACTGCCTACAGATCGTTATTTTTATAAGAAACGAACTTTACATTTAAGTGCTTACACTTCTAAATGGATGCGTAAAATATTAAAGCGATTAGTTCAAAGCGGCAAGAAACTAGATGACATAACATTAGAAGACATTGAGCATTATAGGACTTCAAAATTACTATAGTAAATATAAAAAAAGGTAAGCGTAAACCTAGACGTAAACGCCCTTCTAAAATTAAAGGGTATGATTCAATATGGGAAGCAGTACTACACGATACAATTTTAAAGAATTGGTTTCATCATACTGACAAAGTTTCTTATGTAACTGAACATACTTATGAACCTGACTTTGTAAAAGAAATAAAAGATAAAACTATTTTGTTAGAAGCAAAGGGCAGGTTTTCC